GTCCTCGATTCTTTTCGCTTCGTATTGGTGTTGATCTAATGATAATTGAATTACTCCGTCAGTATTAGCAGAATATGATACTGCAGTGTCAGCAGACTTTGCAGCAGCAGTTTCTTCAGCTACTTTAGGAATATTAAGTATGTCGCCACCATTTTGTACCATTGATGAAAAGTCTAATACTTGATTTCTTAACTGAAATTTTCTTTCAGCATAATCAAGAATCGCATCTCTCCACATTTCTGGTATAAAATTAGCAGCAGTTGTTGTAGTTACATTTGCCATTTTATTTACTCTCCTTAAGCTTTAAAAATGTTATTTTTTCTTAAGGTAATGACTTATTAAGTCCTTATGCGAACTCCTACGCTTTGAATTATTATCTAACTCGTTGAAAGGGTTTCCTTTAAACTTCGTAACGGAAACTTTATTCTCAACTTGTCCTACATTAACTCCAGCTCGTGTTTCAAATTCTGAAACTATGTCACGCAAAAGAGATAAATCATCTACCTTCTCAAATTTTTCTCTTTTCGTTTCAGGAATTTTACCCAGAAGAGAATCTCTTTCTTGAGTCACATACTGATTAAAAGATTCAGAAACTTCGCTAAACTTTGTTTCCAACTCTTTATTTTTATTCTGTTCTTCAATTAAGAGAGCTTTGTATTCGCCCTGCTCTTCTAAAGTCTTTTTACGCTGTTCTTCCTGTGCAGTAGCTACTTCTTGAACTTTTGATTTAAGATCATTTCGTTCTTTTACCAGCTCCTGAAAACGATAATATGGAACAGCTTGTTCTGTCTTTTTTTCGTCTTGACTGACTTGAGGTTCTTTTACAGCTTCCTCAACGGCTGTATTCTGTTCTAATTCAGACATTTTTACTCCTTAAGTGGATTATTATATGACATTAAGTTAATTATGAATTAAATTAATCACAATTAGAATGTCAAAGAAAATTAAAGAGTTTGAGTTCAAGCAAAAATGGTTCGATTATATGAACTATGTACCTCACGCAGGTCAGCGTAAACTACACTTTCCAGAAAAAGCAGATGCTTCTTATTTCGTAAATATTTGTGGTAGAAGATATGGTAAAACTACTGCAGCGTTCCGTGAAGCAGAATTTTATGCAGCACAACCGAATCAAAAGATTTGGCTTGTTGGATTATCTTATAAGAAATCAAGACTAATGTTTCGTGAAGTATGGAAAGATATGGTAGCAGGAAAAGCAAACGATATTGAACGAGCATCAGAAAAAGAACAATATATCAAATTCAAGTGGGGAACAACCGTAGAAGGTATGTCTTGTGAAAATCCAGACTCTCTTGTTGGTGAAGGTGTAGACTTATTGATTATTGACGAAGCAGCAAAGATGCCAAGAAAGATTTGGGATATGTATTTATCTCCTACCCTTATTGACAGAAAAGGAAAAGCTATTTTTATTACTACACCTGAAGGGTTTAATTGGATATATGACTTGTACTTGTTAGGGCAAACAGATCCAAAATGGTATTCGGTACAATCTCCAAGTTGGGAAAACGAACACGCATTCCCAGAGGGTGAGAAAGATTCTTTCCTAATGGAACGAAAAAGAAATATGTCCAAAGAGTTATTTGACCAGGAGTTTGCAGCCAAGTTTACTTCAATGGAAGGAAGAGTATATCCATTCGACAGAGAAAAAGATGTAGGCAATGTTCCTTACCAAGAAAACCTACCTACTTATTGTTCAATGGACTTTGGATTTAGAATGCCATCAGTATTATGGTTTCAGACTTANAAGCAAGATGGNAATTGGCATATTAATATTATTGATGAAATAATTCACGAACGCAATATTCCAACTGATAAACTCGCAGAAATGATAAAGAAAAAGAACTATCCAGTAATTACTTATTATGGTGATCCAGCAGGTAGTTTCGTTCAAGGACAATCTGGTTTAGGAGATATTCATATCTTACGCAAACACGGAATTTATGTAGANTATCGTATGGACAAACTNTCCAGAGATATACAATCTGGTGTTAGCTATTGTCGAAGTTTCTTTGAAAATGCAGATGGATTACGCAGAATAAAAATTGATAAAAGATGTGTAGGTATTGCAGAAGATTTCGAGGGATATAGATTCCCAGAAGCAGTAGAAGGGAAAGCTATCTCTAACAATCCAATTAAAGATGGATTCTATGAACACGGTTGCGATGCCTTCCGATATTTTATATTGAATAGATTTCCAATTAGAAGTAACTTCATTGGAAGAATATCACGATAAAAAGGAATACTTTGATGGTTTTAACAGCACGAGAAATTATACAAGACTCATTAACTAACTTTAAAGAAGAACAAGCGAAAGCTCGTAGAGAAGAAGTAAGAAAGTCCTTAGACTATTATTCTGGCTCTTTAACCGAACAATATATCGAAGGATATTTTAAATCTGACGCATTCCAAGAAATACCTCATTACAATACCAACATCGTGAAAAAGTTTGTTAATCGTATGTCCAGTATTTATACCATCGGTGCAAAAAGAAATGTAAACGATAAATATATAGATTTAACTGTTGTAAAAAATGCTCGTATGAAACAAATGGAACGAATGACTCGTTTACTTGGTTCTACTGCAACTTATGTAATGTATGATGAAGTAGAGCAACGCTTTGATTATCGTCCTATTTATTATTTTGAACCATANTTTGGTGACAACCCTTATAGACCNGAAGCGATTGTATATCCAATGATGCACGGACACGCAGACTTATCTGATACAAATGAGTTAATGTATGCGTATTGGGATAGCGAATTACATTTAAAATTCAATGAGAATGGTGATATTCTTGAAGAGGTACAACACAACTTAGGTGTATTACCTTTTGTATTTACACACAGAGAAGAACAATTAGATTCTTTCTTTGTAGAAGGTGCGTCAGACTTGGTATCTGCTAATGAGCATATCAATATTACAATGACAGAAATGCAATTAGGATTACGATTCCAAATGTTTGGACAACCAGTAGTAACTGGAATTATTTCTGATAACTCTAATGTAAGAGCAGGATCAGATGAAATTTTAACATTACCTGAAGGAAGTAACTATAGCATAGTTTCTCCACAAGGCGATGTTCGTTCTGTTATAGAAAACATTAAATGGCAAATAGAATTAGTAGCATTGAATAATCACTTATTTGTTACTTTCGCACAATCAGGTGGGGAAGTACCAAGTGGTATTTCTCTAATGATTAAAGACTTAGAACGCCACGAAGATTTTATGGACGATAAGGAATTATATCGTCAATACGAAAAAGAGTTCTACAAAGTAGAATATGCTCTATCAGAAATAAACAGCTTAGGTTTACCACAGCCATCAGAGTTCAAAGTAGACTTTGCTGAAGTAGAATATCCTATGACTACCCAAGATAAGATTATGTTAAACGAGTATAAGTTAAAACATAACTTAACAACAGAAGCTCAATTACTTGCAGAAGAAAACAAAGATTTAAGTATTGAAGATGCTAATAGAATCATTGAAAATAATGCAAGTATAAATCAACCATTGGTAGTCGAAGATGCGAGTAACAGTAAAAAGTAATGTATACTTTAATCGCTTAAAGCGTAAAAAAGTTCCAAAGTTAATTATGGAACAATTATTAAAACCTCTCGGTAGAGCTGCCCTCAAAAAAGTACAAGACGCTACATCAAAAGGCGTAGATATTAAAGGTGAATCATATCCAGAATACACTGATAGTTATAAAGTATGGTTAGACAAAAAAGGGTATGGTAGAGATAAACCTCGCAATATGCAACTAAAGGGAAATTTAAAAAGAAGTATTCCTATGAAAATATTTACCAACGATCAAGCCAATAGAGTTATAGTTGCACCCAAAAGAACATTAGCACGAAACTCTGTTGGTGACTTCTACCCTGCACATCATTTATACGATAATACTAACAATTTTGAAAAAGGTATGCGAAAATGGTTTTTTACTAATGAGGAATTGCCTACATTATTAACAGATCCCAACCTTCTTGGCAATGTTTACAAGATTTCTAAAAAGAACTTAGAACGAGAATTGCAAAAAGAATTAAAAGGTAAAATGAGAATTATTGCAGGAAAAAAAATAAAATTATAATGGACGATTTAATAAAAGAATTATACAAAATGGTAAAAGAACTACGAAGAATCTCTGAAGCCAATAACGACTTACTTGGTTTTATTTGTCAAAAGGTAGCACCTACCAAAAAAATCTATCAGGAAGATATTAGCGTTGATGATATGATTTCTATTTCTATGGAAATGTCAGAAATGTTTGAAAAATATGATGTTATGCCTGATGAGTATGGTCTTTCTTAGACTCTAACTCTGCTAACTTCTCTAACCACTTACGCCTTTCACTATTTGTCGGACGCCTTGATGGCAATGGATCTAACCCTACTTTCTTAGCTCGTTGCAATAAAGCGTATCTACTTGCTCTATCCTCTCGGCGTTTCTGTCTATAAGGTTTCTTTCCTTTCTTGATTTGGTCTACTGCTTTCTTTTCTTTTATATCTCGTTTCTTCGGTTTGTCGTTTACAGGGTTTCTCTCTGGAAGCGTATCCAGTATTTCTGTAACCTCTTCGCTTTCGGCGTCTATAATCTCATCAGCGTCTATTTGTTCTGCCTTTAAGAACTTTTCAAATGGACTATCTACAGTTACATTGATGTTTCTAACCAACTTCCCTGAATGTTCTAATACCAGACGCCCTGCCTGGACATTCCCTTCAACAGCTTCACGAATCATACTATTTAATACCATCGGTAGCTTCGCATTGAAAGAAATCATATACTTCTTATAATACATTTCCACAAACCTATCATCAGCAAACCAGCTATGAATGGTGCGTGGACTTACTTTTAATTGCTCGGCTATTTGTTTTTTGTTTAGCTCTGGATTATTAATTAATAAATCAATAGCAGCCATTTGATTGGCTTTCTTTAGTTCGATATTGCTCACTTACCTTGTCCTCTGTATTTCTTTTTATAATACTTTTTAGAACCTTTCGTACCATACTTGGTATTCGTGCTTTTACCTTGTCGAGTTTTTTTAG